CAGCTGGAATAGCCTCAGGATGCCCCGGACCACGGCCCGGTCCACCCAGTCCTGCTCGTCACACACCGGAGTCCTCCGTGCGCCAATACGGCTCGTCGAGCAGGTGCTTGATGGACTCCTCATGCTTCTCCATCTCCTGCTCCCACTCGTACTCCGCCTCCGCTTGGGCCTTCATGGCCTCGGAGCAGCGGTCGTCGTCGTGCTCGGACTCGGGCTCGCCGTGCTCCTCCTCCCACTCGCCACAGTTTCCGCAGCGGTGGTTGCCCTGGGCGGGGCCGCAGGATCCGCAGTACAGGTCGCCGCACAGGCAGGGGCCCATCACTTCGTCCCCTGGAAGCAACTTGGGCAGAGCCAGCGGGTATTGCCCACGGTGCCCACGGGCTTGATTTCCTCCTGCCTCATCAGGCGCTGGCACTGGTCGCAGACGATGGGGGGCCCGTGTCGGTCGGACTTACCAAAGGACGACGGCGGGCTGCCGCCCGGGGGCACCGTCCGTGCCACTTTGGCCCGGGATGGTCGCTTGGCGTCCTGCTCCTGGACCTCCCAGGAGATCTCGTACTCGCCTCCCTCGTCGCCTGTGAACTGCTGCAGGTCCGCTCCCTCCAGGGCCTCCTGGATGGCGCTGCTCAACTCATCGCGGGTCGCAAACTTCCCTTGGGTCCGCTCCGCCTCTACCGTGACCAGGAACTCGAACCTCAGGGCGGCCATTATTCCACCGCCTTTTTCACGGTCCGCATGAGCAGCCGCACGGCGTCCTGGATGGCCTCCGTCTGCCACGTGACCAGGTTCAGCGGGTCTACCCTGTGGTGCGCCAACAGGATCCGGACGATCTCCTCCCGGGTGGCCACGATCTCGACCGTCTTGACTACGTTTGGCATGTTCCTCTCTCCTCTCAGAAGCAGGTGTCGCACGTGCAATGCGGGTGCCGCCCGCTCTGGCACGAGGCCATGGCGGTGTGGCGCGGGTAGAACGCGTTCTCGGGGGCGCTGGACTTGTAGAACGCCTCCTGGCACTCCCGGCAGTCCGGCTTGATGGCGCCCTGGCGCTCCAGGGCGGCGATCACGGCGGTCCTCAGCAGGGTGGCGGCGGGCTCGGTGGCCATCAGCGGGCCTCCTCGTCGCGCTGGACCGACAGGACGTTGGACCACAGGACGTCGACGCCCAGGTTCACAGGGAGCCAGGGGTATTGGGAGTCGATGGCGATCTCCGCGACCCGGAACGCGACCCGGTCTCCCGCCTCGGGGATGGTGACCACGTGGCGTCCGCTCCGCTCGCCCCGGAACGTCTTTGTGGTGAACGCAGTAGCCTTGTCGTGGAGGATCACCCGGAAGGTGATCGCCGCCTTCAGGTTGATGGTTTCCATGTTCCTCTCTACTCTCTCCCGGGCTTGCACCGCACGCAGCGGGCTTCCCGGACTCGGTCGTGGTGGACGGTCTTGTTATGGCCGCAGGATAGGAGGACCCGGGGGCACCCTCCCGTGGTGTGGTCCAGGATCTTGACCACGGCGACCAGGGGCCCGTACCGGGCCAGCTTCATGTCCTCGTCGGGGGCGGGCCCTCTAGGTTTCCCGTTGGTCTTGGCCTGGGACCGGGCCCGCTCGCGGAGCATCTCCTTAACCTCGTCGGGCATCGGGGGCCGCGCAGCCCGGGCCGCCTCCTCCCGGGCGATCGCCTCGGCAGGTTTCGGGTGCTGGCCCGGGTGGCAGTACCAGCAGGAATGGTCCCAGGACCGGACGATGGTCAGTCCGTCTCGGGTCACCTGGTCGGTCAGAATCCGCATCGCTCTCTCCTCTCGTCCCCAGTATACCACACGCGGGGGCCCGTGTCAAGATTCAACACGCGTGAATTATGTCCGCCCGGCTGACAACCACGGTGCCCGTGCGCCGGGCGTTCCTCTGGGCGGCGTCCCGGGTGTGGAAGCTCCACCGGGTGGCCTTTCCGTGGGCGTTCCGGTCCTGGATGGCGCCGGTCACGGCGTCTACCAGAATAAACCTCATACCCCGGGCCAGGAGGTCGCGGACTTCCGGCAGGATCGGCGTCGTCATGGGTTTCCTCTCTCCGGTCATGATGGGCCAGGTGGGGCGGGCCCGTACCGGCACCCGCCCCGTCCTGATGGCCCTACTCCTCGTCCTGGCCGTTCTTGGCCAGCTTGGGCACCTTGATCCGCTTGCCCTGGACGGTGACCTCCTCGCCCCGGCGGGCCATGCCCCGGAGCACGTTGCCCAGGTTCAGCCGCACCTGGCCCGGGTTCAGGGACTCGGTCCAGCCCTCGAAGCGGTCGAGGACGCCGTTGTCGCGGGCGATCTTCTTGAAATCGGCCTGGGTCAGTCCGGCCATCGCCCGGGCCAGGCTGTCGCCGTTGTGGATGGTCGCGGCCCCGGACTCGGTCTTGACCTTCGGGTCGCGGACGTACTGGCTGCGGAACTCGGCCTTGATGATGGACTTCGTCGGGCCGTTGCCGTTCTTCTTGGCTCGGTGCGTCGCCGCCTTGTGGGGCCGCTTGGCCTTCTTGGCGGGCTTGCTCTTGGTGGTGGTGGCCATGGTCGTGATTTCCTCCTCGGTCGGGTTGGGGTTGATGTTCGTCGCCTTGGCATGTTGCTTGCGGGCCTTCTCGATGGCCTTCTTCGCGGCCATCTCCGCCGCTTGGGGGCCCGTGACCTTTCCGTTCCGGATCGCCTGGAGCAGGGACCGGGCGTGGTCGATGCGCTTCTTGCGGACTCCGCCCAGGGACTCGATCTCCTGGTTGATCTCGGTCAGGGTCATCTCGTTCACGGGTTTGGGGGTCGTCGTCTCTTCCATCTCTCCCTCTCTCCTTTTCGGTGGCCTTACTTTCCGCCACCTGGGTCCATTATACCACAGGTCAGGCTTCCTGTCAAGATTGCGTCAACGCAACGCTACTCCCAGCCGTAGGGCGTCTTGGTGAGGCCCAGGTCGCGCCTCACCTGGTCGCGGGCCCGCCGCATCCTAGCGCGGTACTCGCGCCGGACCTTGTCCTTGGCCGTCTTGGCGTTCAGGCACGGGATACAGCCGCCACCGTAGGGCCAGGACGGGTGCTCCAGGCAATGACGCGGCAGAGGCTCGCGGGCTGCGTGAAGCTCAGCGGCCCGGGCGTCCGCGCGAGCGTACCACGCGGCCAGGGGATTCTTGCTCTTCATGTCCTCTCTCCTCTCGTTCCTCTCTCGGAGTTTTACTACCTAGGACCAGTATACCACAGGCTCGGCCTCGTGTCAAGATATCCAGGCGTTGAGTACCCGGGCGGAGGAAACGCGGCACGGGACTTGCAATCGGCACGCGAGTTGCAGGAAGCCAGAAAGACAGGACGGACCAAAGGAACCAGCTTCAGCTTGCCACGGACGGGCCGGAGAGGGGTCGTCCTTGCACTCGGGCCGCGCCCAGCTATGAACATATTCAGGCTCGGCGGAGGGGCCTCCCGGGGCCCACGGAGAAACTGGCACGAGGGGCGTATTCCCTTGCATTTTGCACAGCCCGTGCCACCAGAGGGCCCGGACCGGGCGGAGGAGGATTGTTGCGTTCTGACAATCTTGACACGGGCCCCGATCTGTGGTACACTGGGGTTGCTGGTGGGACGACCCGCCAAGCACGAGGAGGTCCGAGGATGGTCCAGGAGAAGCCCGAGATCGAGTGCACCGTCGAGGAGTGCCACGCGGGCGATTGCTACTTGCCCGGGTGCGCGTGCGCGTGCCACGGTGAGGACACCCTGGCGGGGCCCGCTCTGCCCGCCTGATTGTTGCGTACGCGCAATCTTGACACGCGGGCTCGGGTGTGGTAAACCGGGTCGGCCACCCAGCGACCAGGATACCACGACAGAGTGGCGGGGAGAAGATACACGGGCGTTGAGTGGGCGTCCCGGGTGGCCCGGGCGGGTCCTGGGGGCGGAACCAGCGACCCGGGACGCCTAGAGACCGCTACGGAGGCGGGCGGCCCGGTACCGTCCCGGGTACCCCTCTCTCTCTCTGGGGTATTACTACGGAGGAGGAGGAGGAGGAGGAGGAGGAGGAGGAGGAGAGAGTCTGGCCCTGACCCGGGACACCCGGGACAGACGCGGAGACCCGCGTCCCTGGCGGGTCCGAGGCGTCCCGGGCTGCTGTTCACGAACCCGGGGACCCGGGACAGGCACTCGTCGCCCGTTGAGTATGGATGTCCGTGGGTCGACGTCCGTCCGTGGACAGTCTTCGGCCCCGCCGCGACGCTCTGTCGTATGTCGCGGGACAGCCGGGGGCCGCCCCGGGTGCTTCCCGGGGCCTCCGGCGGGTTGTTTTGGTCGCCTACGGGCCTACTTGGCCTCGTCCTGCGGCCAGGGAAGCTCGCCCCACGCCACCTTGTCGCATGCCTCGCACTCCACGTCGCTAGGTTCCACGGCGATTTCCTCGCGTGGCAGGTCCCTTGCAAGGAGGCCGCAGAGCGTCACGGTGCGGCGGCGACCGCCCCGCTTGGCGGTCGTGGTCAGGTGGACCGACCCGCTAGCCACGGAGGAACGCCTCCAGGGCGTCCACGGAAGCCAGAATCAGGTCCCGGGCCGTTTCGACCCCGTACTCCTCGGCGCTGTCGGCGTCCCAGTCCCGGACGGCGCTGACCAGGGCGTCGGCCTCGTCGGCCATGCCCGGGTCGGCGGTGTGGTGGAGCACGGTGGCCACGAACTCGGAGGCGATCCGGTCATCCCGGATGGCCTGAATGCGGGTCCGGATCTCGGCTGGCGTGGGCTGGGTCGGGCTAGGCATCTTCGTCCTCCTGGTCGGTCTCGTCGGTGTCGTCCGTGCGCGGGTCGAGCAGGTCCGTCTCGTACTCGGACCACGCGTCGTTCACTTCGGCCTCGTTCAGGATCTCCTGCAGGTCCATCTTCCTCTCTCCTCTCTCTGCGGCTTCCCACCGCAACTCCAGTTTACCACAGCCCGGGGCCCGTGTCAAGTAGGTACGGGCGTTTAGTAGGCCCCGCCGTCGTGGTGGCACTCGGGGAACCGGGCGCACGGGTCGTCGGGCGTGCACTCCGGGACGCCTCGGTACTCCCAGTCGTCCTGGCGGGCCACCTCGGCCTCGAAAGCGGCCTCCTCGGCCTGGATCTCCTCCCGGTCTCGGTCTGCCATTTTCGTCTCTCCTCTCGCGCCGGGGGCCTCTTGGCTCCCTCGACTCTCCCAGTTTACCACGCCCCGGGCCCCGTGTCAAGATACGACCCGTGGTAGTCGGGTTTCCCGCGCGGCTGGACGGGTTGTGTACGACCGGCGGTGTAGCGCGGCCCGTGCGGCTGGACCCGTGGTGGTCGCGAGGGAATACGACCGGTTGTGGTGGTTCGCTGGCGTGCGGCTGGACCCGTGGTGTACAGCCCGTGGTAGTCGGGTTCCGGGTTGCCTGGACCGGTTGGGGTCGGCCGGACACACTACCGGTTGTGGTGGTTCGCTGGCGCGCTACTGGGCTGGTTGTGGTACCACGGGCGGTATTCGGGGCGGGTGTCGCCTGGACCCGTGGTAGTCGGGTTGACACCCGGGCTGCGGAACCCGGCACCCGGGTTGCAGGGTGCAAATCCGGGGCCAGGGAAGCTGGCATACGGGTTGCAGGGCAGGGTGGGAGTCAACCGGCGGACGTCCGCGGAAAAACAGGGCCCGCGAAGCCAGCCGGGCATGGCCGGGCAAGGGCTCCGCCGCTCACGAATATATATCTATATATAGGATATAAATACGATACTACCCCCCGCCGCCGCGCCGTGGTATACTGGTCCCTGGTCGCGGCACCCGGTATCCGTCACACGTTGCGAGAGGAGAGAGGCAAATGATCACGGCATGCGAGTTATGTGGCCGGTCCAACTCGATGGTGATCTCGGTCTCCGGGATCTGGTGCCATCTCCATTGTTGGCGTCAGCGCCGCCGCAAGCGCGACAAGCTTCTCAAGGACCGCAATGCCCGACGATCCTAGGACTGGAGTGGCTATGACCTCCGACCGGTCCGGTCTTTCTGGTAGACCCGTGGGGAAGCCCCCGCCAGGCTTCGTGCCTGACAACGAGCGGCGGGCCTCCGAGCGGACCCGCTGGGAGGTCGGCGTCAAGCGGCGGGGCCGGGTCCTGACCGTGGTCATGAAGGCCCCGACCGAGACGATCGCGGCCCTGTCGGAGGCGGACCTGCTGGCGGGAATAAGGCGCTACGTGACCGGGCGAGGAGGGACATGGGAGGGGTAGTCTTCTGGTAGGGGACTAGACACCCTCCCCCTCCCTGTGGTATCCTGGCCCCGTGGCGCAGAACGGCGGAGGCCAGGGCTCTGTGGTCCTCAACCAGGTGGTCCCCATGTGGGAGCCCGCTTTCTTCGCCGAGCTGGAGGCGACCCGGAACCTGTCCCAGGCGTGCCGGGTCGCCAATATTTCCCTCAACCGGGTTAACCAAAGGCGCGTCAAGAGCCCTGATTTTGGTAGACGCGTCGAGGCCCTCCTGGAGGGGCAGAAATACACCCGGGACGCCGAGGACCGCTTGGTGGCCCTGAAGGAGCCGCCGGACTGGGCCGCCGTCGAGGAAACCTTCCTGGTCACGCTGTCCCAGACCCTCAACGCGGCGGCGGCGTGCCGGACGGTCGGAGTGTCCTACGAGGACTTCCACCGGCACCGCAAGCGGGACGCGCAGTTCGCGGAGCGGGTGGGGCTGGCGATCTCGAAGGCGTGCGACGAGCTGGAGGGGTCCGTCTTCCAGAGGGCTCTGGGCGAGTCGGACGGATTAGCTATTCAGCTGCTGCGGACTTACCGGCCCGACCTGTACGCCCGCGAGTTCCGTCCGCCCACGGACGGGGCTGACGAGAAGCGGTCCCGGCAAGCTTTCTTGGCGAACCTGCCCGACGAGGACCGGGCCCAGCTGAAGGCCCTGCTCCTGAAGGCGGCGGAGAAGGCCCTGCCGCCGGGGACGAACGGTGATCACCAGTCTGCCTGAGGACCTGACCGGGTGGTTGGAAGACCTGGAGCAGGTCGAGGCCAAGATAGCCAATCAGAGGGACGTGTGGCACTGGTTGTCCAGTTCCGTGTGGACCGTCGACGAGCTGGACCCGCACCGGCCCATCAAGCCGTTCCCGACCGGGGTCTGTACCTCGTGCAACTCGTACGTCGCCCACGGGCGCGAGGTCTGCGCGGTCTGCCAGTCCAACATCCGGCCCATGATCTACCTCAGGTCCCTGGCTCAGCAATGGCAGTCGGGGGCCCCGCCGCTCCTTTTGGTGCCGAAGGCGCGGCGCATGCGGATGACCTGGCTGTTCGTCGCCTGTCACGTGTGGCTCGCCCTGCAGCGGCCCCACTCCAACATCTTCTTCGTGTCCTCCAAGGAGGAGAAGTCAGCCGAGCTGGTGGAGCGGGCCCGTGGCATCATCGCCCGCTTGCCGGAATCCGGGGGCGGGGGGCGGCCCGTCGAGCACCGCGCCGATCCGCCCAGCGTGCGCTTCGTGGACACCGGGGCGAGCATCACGGGGGTCGCGGAGGGAGCGGACCAGCTGCGACAATACACCGCGACCGCGATCCTGGCCGACGAGTTTGGCACGTGGGCGTGGCCCCGGGAAGCGTTCAGCGCGATGCGGCCCTGCATCGAGGGAGGCGGGCGGCTGACCTTGCTGTCGTCCGCGTGGCCCGGGACCTGGGCGGAAATGGTGAGAGGAGAGTTCCTTGGCTAGCCCGAACGTTCAAGCGCAGGGTGGCCTGGCGAACAGGGTTTTTACCGCTCCTGGCCAGCAGCCCCAGGCCCCGCCGCCCCGGAGCGGCCAGAGCCTGGAGGCCATGTGGCGGGCCCTGATGAACCGGGGCGGAGCGGAGCCGCCGCCCCCCGCGCCCGGGGGGATGATGGCCCCGCCGCCCGGGGAGGAAATGCGTGGGATGGACGTGGGAGCGCCGCCGCCCATTTCGTACGGCGGAGGAGCCCCGGGAGCGGCCCCAGCGCCAGGAATGGGGGGCCCGGCTCCTTACCAGCGCCCCTACAGCGCGATGCTCTTTGGTCACAGCGTGCCGATGGCCCCGTGGCGCATGATCGAGGAGGAAGCCAAGCGGATCGCGCAGCAGCGGAAGATCCGGCCCCAGCGGACCGGGCCCTACCCGGACGCCAAAGGCGGGGCCGCGCCCGATCCCTACGGGGGCGGGCTGACCGGCCAGGACCTCGGGGCCCCGTCGACCGGCGAGCTAGGTCCCGCAACCTCCGGAACGTTCTCACTATAGGAGCGAGCCATGCCTTTCCCCCAGCGTTCCAGCAAGGGTGCCTCGGTCAAGCCTGAGAAGGCGAAGAAGATTCTGGAGGACGGCGAGGTGCGCGGGAACCCCTTGACCGGGAAGCAGAAGGGGTTCTTCGGGGCCCGGGCGGGCGGAGCGCCGGAGCCTCCCGCGATGCGGAATCCGCCGGGTCGCAAGCGGCGCGGCTGATGGGGGAAGATCGCTTCAGCCCGGTGGAACACCTACTCCGCGCAACCGGAGACCCGGGTATGGCCCACGAGGACTTCCGGATGGGCGTCGCGACTCCCGCGATGCCGTCTGTCCAGGAGTGGGAGGACATCCTGCGGCGGCTCGCTGCCTTGGTGGACCGGCTGGAGCAGGCAATCGAGAAGCTGGAGCTGGACGAGGTCGACGAGGAAGTGCTGCGCAATGATTGACCGCAAGCCCCTGGCCCACGTGCCGTCCATCATCCCCCAGGATGCGGTGGAGGAGAGCCGGGGCGTGTGGCGCTGGGACTTGAGTTCCGGGGCGCGGGTCATGGCCATCGGCGTCCAGGCCGACCCCCTCAAGGACTCCGAGGAGTGGTGGGAGTCCGTGCGCGAGACGATGCCGCCCTACGAGTTCCTGCGGGAGTACGGGCTGGACTTCGGGGTGTACGGCGGCAAGCCGGTGTTCCCGGAATACCAGGACCGGTATCACGCGGCCATCAAGCCGCTGGCCTACGTGCCCAACCGGCCCCTGATCCGGGGCTGGGACGTGCCGGGGCCGGTGGGGGTGGCATGGGTTCAACGGGTTCCTATGAAGGCGGTCGGGCCGATCGCCTCCGCCTACGACGGGATCTCGCGGATCCACATCCTGGCCGAGTTCCTGATGGACGGGTCCGTGGAGGAGACCGGGCGGCAGGTCCAGGCCCTGACCAAGGAGCTGTTCCCGGGAGCCACGGACGTCATCGACATCTGCGACCCGGCGGCCTTTGACCGGCGGGCCAACGACGTCCAGTCCTGCGCGGACGTGTTGCGCCGTCATTGCGGGATCCACATGCGCCCCGGGCCCCGGACCGTGACCGAGCGCTTGGAGCCCACGCGGCGGGCCTTGCTGGGCGTGGTCCCTAACATTCCTCCGTCCGAGCCTCCTGGTAAGCTGCTGATCGACCCGGGCTGCGCGAGGCTCAAGGAGGCCTTCCGGTCCGCGTACCATTACAAGAAGCTGCCGGGAGCGCAGGGCCGCTACCACGACATGCCCGAGAAGAACTGGGCCAGCCACCTGATGGACGCGGTTTGTGTGGCCATCGCCCGGATGGACGACTCCGAGGAAGCGGGCGTCAAGAACGAGCCGCTGGACTTCACGCACGCGCTGGGGGCCTATCCCTCGGTGGACCGGGCGCCGTGGCGACGCTGAAAGCGACGGAAGAGCGGGCCGCCCCGCCGGTCGGGTCCTCCGCCCACGGGAGGCTCGTGCAGCTGGTCAAGTCCCGGCGCACGATGTCCGAGCGGAACATGGCAAAGTTCCACCCGGAGTGGCGGAAGGCTGACCGGATCTACCGGCACTACGTGGACCCCGGCGAGCTGGACTCCCAAGGCAAGCGGCTGTACCCGTGGGCGCGGGACATCGTGGTTCCGCTGTCCTTCGCCATCGTGCAGACCCAGCTGGCGTGGGAGATGGCCGCGTTCACGCAGCGGACGCCCATCGTCCCGCTCGACGGGCTCTCCCCGGAGGACGTCAAGCCCGCGAAGGCGATGGAGCAGATCCTGCAGCACGAGTGGACTACCGACAAGATGTCCCTGGCCCTATACCAATGGCTCCTGGACCGGCGCCGGTACGGGATCGGGGTCCTCTGGATCAACTACGTGCGCGACGTGACGCGCCAGTACGTGGTGCGACCCGAGACGAAGGAGTTTACGATCCTCGGGGTGACCCTTCAGACCGGGACGAAGGGCTCCTGGGAGGACCGGATTCGCTACGAGGGCAACCGGCTGGAGTCCGTGGATCCGTTCCAGTTCTACCCGGACCCCCGGGTGCCCATCGGAAACTGCCATAAAGGCGAGTTTGTAGGCTTCCGGACCACCAAGCACTACCACGACCTGGTCCTGATGGAGAAGGACAAGCAGTACGCGAACGTCGACCAGATCCCGAAGGGGCGGCGGGCGATCACCCGGGACCCCACGTCGGTGGGAATGGGGCGCGAGATCGGGCGGCCCGATTCCCCTACGCTGGGCTCGTGGCTGAGCGGGATGGGGCTGAACGCCATTGACTCCCAGGAACACGGGATGGTCGACCTGGACGTCATGGTGGTCCGGATCATCCCCAAGGATTACGAGCTGTCCAGCAGCACCACGCCCGAGAAGTACGTGGTGGTCCTCGCCAACGACGCGGTGGCGATCCGGGCCAAGCCCTACGAGTACGACCACGACGAGCTTCCCGCCGTCGTGATCGAGCTGACGCCGGACCAGCACATGTACTCGACCCCGGGCACCGTGAGCCACGTCGAGGATCTCCAAGACTACCTGTCTTGGCTCTGGAACAGCCACGCGCAGAACGTACGGCGCACGCTGAACAATCAGTTTGTGACCGACCCGTCCATCGTGGAGATCCAGGACCTGCTCTCGCCCCAGCCCGGTCTCTTGGCCCGCTTGCGTCGGGAGTGGCAGGGCAAGCCGGGGGCGTTGGACATGGCCATCAAGCAGTTCCCGGTCAACGACGTGACCCGCTCCCACCTGCAGGACATGGACATCGTCATCAACATGATGCAGCGGGTCGCGGCGGCTCCCGAGAACCTCCAGGGGATCATGTCGGCGGGAGACCGGACGCTGGGCGAGCAGCAGATGGCGGTGACGGCGGCCCAGGGGCGACTCAAGCTGGAGGCCCAGATCGCGTGGCTCCAGGGGATGACGCGGGTCACGCACCAGCGGATTGGCAACATCCAGCAGTTCATGACGGATGAGAAGTGGATCCAGGTCCTGGGCACGTACCCCCGGGCGCTGGGGATGCCGAACGACCAGCGCTTCCTGCGGGTCGGCCCCGAGGAGATCCAGGGCCAGTTCACATACTCCCAGCCGGACATGTCGGTGCGCCAGGACGAGAAGATGTTGATGGCGATGCGCGAGATCTTTCTGGCGGTCGCGCAGGAGCCCGAGCTGCGACAGCGGTTCGACATCGTGAAGCTCTTCGAGCCTATGATGCTGATGGCGGGAATCAAGAACATCGAGGATTACACGCGGGACACCCCGGGGGCGGATGGGCAGATCCCGATTCCCGGGCTGCCGTCCTTCTCGATGCCCGGGCAAGGCGGCGGAACGCCGCCCGGGACCAAGCCCCAGCAGGGGCCCATCAACCCCCGCGTGCTGCCCGACGAGCAGGTCACCCGGCAGGTCCAAAATGGCAATCTGGTGGCGGTGTGACGCCCCGGGATCCGCAGGATGAAGCTGACATCCAGGCCGAGCGGCTGCTGTCGGACGCGTCGGCCCTGGACCGCTTGGCGGCGTATCCTGAATGGGAGGTCCTGGACCGCCTCATGGGGGAGCATGTTGACCGGATCCTGGTGGCGCTGCGTCAACGCGGACTGGATCTGGTCGCCACCGAGGCTCTGCGGGCCGAGCTGGAGGCTGTGGAATGGCTCCGATATCGCCCCATCGCCCTGCGGCGAGCGGTTGAGGAGCAGGCAAAGATTAACGAGGCCAGAAACAAGGTGAGACATGACGCCTGAAGAGACCCCGGTCCCGGCCCCCGCTGAGACGCCCACCCCGGCCCCCGAGCCGGTCGCGGCGGCCCCGGAGACGCCCCCCTCTGCCCCGGAGACGCCCTCCGCCCCGTCCGGAGCGCCCCCTGCCCCCGAGGACGACCGATCGATACCCCCGGAGGACATGTGGAAGGCTATTCTGGACCAGTCCGGGGGCCCGTTCAAGGCTTCGTCGGACCCTCTGGAGGCTAAGGAAGCCTCGAAAGAGGTTCCACGGCGCACGGAGCGGGTTAAGCCCGAGACGACGGTCGTCGCCGCCCCTCCCAAGAAATGGGCGGGTCGCTTCGAGTCTCCGGAGGCTATGGAAACGGCCTTCCAGGAGACTGAACAAGCCCGGCAGCGGGCGGAGACCGAGCGGCAGAAGACTCAGGCCCAGTCCGAGCGCTTGGAAAGGCTTCTGGCGGCCTCGCTGCAGGGGCGGACCGGGGCGGAGCCCCAGGCTCCGGCGGCAGCCCCGCCGACCCAGCAGGAGCTGGCCCAGGCTTTGGA